CCTCTGCTTTCATACTTAATGCTGTGGCTTTCTTGTCTAGTTTCTTGCCAAAGCTAGCCTTTGGTTTTGCCTTAACAACAACATGATCCCAACCTTCAGAGGTGAAACCATTAGCTCTGCGNAAACCTCTTGGGCTAGAGTAGTTCGACCATGAATTCATTGTGAACTCTCTGCTCTTGGACTCGCTTATAGTATCTGTTGATAGGTAGCTAAGGATTCCATCTCTAACTTTTCGCTCTGAGGCATTACTAGTCTTCATCTCTGACTGCTTAATAAACAAACTCTTGATCTTCTTTTGATCTAGGAACTGGTTTAGCTTATTAAACCTGCCCTGTGCCTCCGGTATCTCTGCGTACAGCTCATTTAAGCCTTCAATAGTTACATTCTTATCTGTGGAGTAGACACTGGGTATTGCGCCTTTACTGGCCTGTATAGGTGCGCCCTTTATAGTCTGGTCTTCTGTGACCTCTTCTTCTTCAAATACTGGCCTGAAGTGATGCCGACAGTTATAACCACCTCTTACAATAAATGGATCACCTGCTGACTTACCCGGCCATACGGTATTAGCCCAGATATCTCTAATCTCTTCTTCTGTGAGAACCTTGTTGCTGTACTTGACGCAGTGAGATCTTGAGTCTTCTATCACTGAGCCGTAATACTTCCACTGTTCAGCCCCGACCTCTTTACCTGCGGCAACATTGATAGATGCGTCAAACTGCATAAGGGAATCGTGAACCATTTGAGTAGCGTATCGGCGCATGTTTCGACCAGTGCGATCTGATGCGTAGATCTGATGCAGCTCCCTAACAGCCTCTTCGGCTTCAGGGCCACCTGCATTTGCTACATTGACCAGCCTTTGAATGTCGGTCTGATCTGATTGAATGTAAACGCCATTGATCTTCTGGCGCATATTGCGGATTGATTCATTGATAGGTCTGCCAGTAAGGGTATTCTGATATAACTCATCAGCTAACTCATTGGCGAATGTGGCTCCAATATCTTGGAATCCCTGAAATGATACGCTTTTAAGGTTTGCCACCACATCATCAGAGACCCCAGTGAAGTCCATGTACTTGTAGGTTTTATACATATCATCAATCGAATCAATGACCTCATCATAGTTTCTGACTATTGAGTCAGCCTCTGTTGAGTAGGTTTCACGCATTATCCTATCAATATCAACGCGAGCATCCACAGCCCAAGCGAGGTCAAATAGATTGCCATTCCTTTGTGGTGCGTTGACCATATAGCCGTCAATTCTTTGCTCTAACTGCTGAAGAGTCGCCCGCATCCTGCGCTCATGGCCAGCACCTAAAGCATCAACGATTCTTGCATGATCAGTATCTGCGGCCATTACTGCCCTTCAGTTACCACTGAATCAGTCATCACTGGAGTAAAGTCACCGAGCTGCCTGGCTGAATCAATCTCTTCATGCGCCTGATGTAGCATCTCGTCATCTAGGATCAGGTCAACGATCTGCTTGTCTACTTCACGCAGGAATGTAGACGACTGCACACCAGAGGCACGGGCCATCTGCAAGAACTGTAGCTCCTTATCATAGTCACGGATGTCAAATGAGTCTGGATAACTAACCTCAACATCAGGAGCAATACCAGACCAGATAGCAACAAAGAACCAGATCTGCTCCTCTGCTAATTGCAGGATGTCAGCCTTCTCAGCTAATCGAGCATTGAGCAACTGGAACTCTGTCTGTAATGCAATGCCTGATGCCTTGACCGCATCAGTGCCACGGACTGCACCTAAGTGAGCCATTCGGTTGATGGTCTCAGTCTTTGCGCTAATTGCCGCCATGATAGCCTGAAGGTTGCCACCGTTAGGCTGTAATAAGAAAGGCTTTAGGTTAGCGTCTAACTCATCCGGCATATGAACGATGCCGCCAGCACCAGCAGATGCGTCAGTGTCGAATGTCTTTACCAATGTAGGATGGTTGGATATGCGGATCAGTTGTTCGATCTCTGACAGTTCTTGGTAGATTGCCTTCTGCATAATTGCAATGTCAGCAATGTCAGACTTACCAATGCCGCGTGTAGGTGTGCGAGCCGCTGGAACGAATACCGCTGGTATGTATCCAATCGGGTTGTCCATCTCCTCTATGAGTCTTTCATTGTCATTGCTGACCTCGATCAGTTTGACAGTGTCCTCAGTCCAGATACGGAAGTGAGTTACTACATCAGTTGCAGTCTCACGGATAATATCCTCACGGACTTTTAGATAGACCAGCTTTTGTCTACCAGACTCAGTTCTCTCATAACGCCAATCAAATACGTTCTCTGGTGTGTACAGGCTAAGGTATGGTCTGACATCCTGTGCCAGCTCCTCAGCTCTTGTGCCAGCGTTTGACTTGGGCTTATCAACAATGATCCAGACATGACCGTACACAGATGACCAGATCTGTGCTTCCTTCATAAACGTATCGAGAGACCTGCCGTCTAAGTCAACGTCACGCATCATAGGTAGAAGGATAGGATTGTTCTCTAGCGAGTTGTACGTTCTGGTTGGTGGTGTACGCCATAGGAATGAGGAGTAGATATGGACGACACTGGCGCAGTGGTTATCAACTGGAGTCAGGTCAAGCCGCCTAGCGTAATCGTTCTTATCCTCTTTTATGTACTGGACTAGATACTGGCCGTCCTTGTATGCCTCACCACCGAGGTATGAGCGCAGGTGAAACTCCCACTGATCAACGTAATCATCATAATCTGGATGCGTGTAGGTAATTTCACTTGACACAGTTAAGTCCACCTAGTCGGTTGCGGTATATCATATTGTCTCCTAATCGGGTATAGGAAGTCCACAAGATACCCTAGAGCATCATTCATATGGTCAAAGCCAGAATCCTTATCCGGCTGACTAGTGCCTTCCTTGTACGTTTGCCGCTCCAATGATTTGATTGTGTACTTGTTCTTTGGGTCAATCATCAATCGCCTTTCGCCATCTGCTGACTTGAGTCTAGCATTGACTGCATTGATCCTGTCTCTGACTGATGTGTGTTTGTCTCTAACCTTAACTTGAAACCCTGCGTTTTGCAGGATGGATAGATCTGTTCTTCCACCGGCTGATGTCTTTCGTTGTCGGCTGGCAGGATCTGGATATACGCAGATCGGCCTTGACGGATAGCGGGTCTTGATCTCATCGACCATCTCATCTGTGTTGCTGCCGAATATTACTATCTCATCCACAATCTTGAGACTTGAGCCTTCACGTACTGCCAGCACAGCAGACATTGGGTCGAGGTTGAAGTCCATGCCGACATGTAGAATGTGACCATCGTCTGTAATGCGTTGGACAGATTTCTCTCTGCTGAAGTTGTAGTAGATGATCCCTGAGTAGTTGACGAACTTTGCTTCGTACTCTTGCTGGAAGGTTCGCTCATCTAGGTCTCTCCTTGCCGCCTCGATTTCAGACTCGCTAACGTGAGAGCCTTGGATTGTTGTGAACTGATACGCCGACCAGTTAATCTCCTCATCTGTGCCTTTAGTCCAGAGGTCATAGAAGTGGTTCCTGCCTTTAGGCGTTCCGATAAATAACGCACTGCCTTGTCTATCTGATAGGGATGGTCGCAATACTTCATACCAAGCTTCGGGTCTCATGTCTGCAAATTCATCGAGGACGACAAAATCAAGTGATCGTCCGCGTAGGTTGTCTGGTTTCTCTGCACCTTTCAGCGCAATGTAGAGTTGTTGATCAGCTCTATTGTCAGGGAAGTCTCATTGGTCTTCCTGATGTACTCTCTGGGGATACTGGCTATCAGCATATCCCATGCTATTTCTTTTGCCGCCTTGTAGGTTGGTGCAACATACCAGCAGTTCGTGTTGTCTTTCTTAATGGCCTGAGTTAACAGCTCTACCGTACTGAGGTAGGTCTTGCCGAATCGTCTGCCAGCGACTACTACACGGAACCGGCTGTCGTCTTGATAGATACTAGACTGCGGCTTTGTGAGGTTCATCGTTACTCACTACAACCTGAAGGGCTGGTATCTCTCTGACTTCTTCGCTTTCTTCTCGCCAATTCGCCTGTGTTTTAAGGTAGAAAATGATCCCTGCGATATTGCCTTTGCGACACTGTTCTAACAGGTGTCCGACTACCTCATGGATCTGCTCTGCCTTGCCTGTTTTATAGGCTTCGGTTACCTCTGGTTGTCTTTTCTCTACTTCTCGCAGTGT